GGAGTGAGAGCGGGGTTTACATCCCTGACCAGCAGGGGTGTTTTGAAACGCGTCAAGGAGAGGGTGGTACGCTTGCTACCGACCCTTCGAAGACCTCTACGGACGATTCCCTCGTCCGCCTGGGGGTTGCCAAGACAAAAGGAAAGCTTCGTGTCGTAACGATGCAATCCGCCCGTGTCAAACGGGTCTTGACGCCGGTTCACAACGCCCTCTACGACCATTTGTCATCCTTCGGATGGTTGGTTCGTGGGGATGTGAAGAAAGAGGATTTCTTGGCCGTCTTGAATGACCGCCGCGAGGGAGAGGCTGTGATCAGCGGGGACTATGAATCCGCGACTGACAAGATCTATCTCGAGGCTGTCGATGTCATTATAGACGAGCTTTCGAAGGACGAGAGGCTCACGGGAGAAGAGAGAAGAGTCCTGAGAGGATCGTTCCAGCGCCTGCGCTGGATGAATACCTGCACGGGGACTATAAGGCCTATTCGAAGAGGTAGCATGATGGGGAATCTTGTTAGTTTCCCACTTCTGTGCCTCCTCAATAAGGCCTGCTTCGATATCGCCAGCGATATCGGACGTGGGGCAGGGGCCAACCGCGTTGGTCGTTTCAACGGCGATGACTGCTTGTTTGCAGGTGATCGGAAGTTCTTTTCCCTCTGGAAAGAGGTGACCGGAACTTTCGGACTTTGTGTCAATGTGGAGAAGACTGGCTACTCCAACATCTCTGCGGATTTGAACTCTCAAAGGTTCTTCCTCCGTAGAGGCCAGTTGGCCCCTAAACCCGTCCTTTCGTTCTTCCGTCCTTATCGTAAGGAGCCCGGTTGTCTCTTGACAGAGGTGCTCGAGGGCACTCGTACTTTTCGTGGTGAGGTGGTGAGCCTCATCGTGAACTGTATGATGCGTTTCGAGATTGCCGCTAGGCAGATCGACTTGTCGACTCTGTCTCAGAGAGAATACCGTATCCTTTCCAAGAAATCCTGGTTTCGCCGCGCCCTGACCGATGGGCCGGCCCCTGTTATAAAGAAGGGTGTACGTCGTAGTGTTGAAATGGTTGTTGGGGCGCCTCCCAAGGCTTCCTTTTATCCCATTTTCGACGTTATGGCGAAAGACGTCGCGGGGGACATGGTCTCGAGATGGACGGGTCAAACCGTTAAACCTGAAAAGGTCTCCATCGACTATGCTTCCTACCGTGAGCGTTCTTCTCAGACACCCTCTTATCAACCTCCTTCTTTCCGCGTCCTCAGGCGGGGACCGAGATTGTGGTCATTTGTCTGGCCTAAACCAGTCTATGAACACTTTCTGCTGTATGAAAATCGGGCGTTTGTTTCCGAAAACGCCCGTCGATCACTATGGATCGACGACCATCCTTGTCTCCATGTTACCATGGAACTTGTTCGGTCCCGATTCGTACGTGGGTCACGCAATTTCCGCAGCTATTTCGGACCTCCGTCATCTCTTTCGCCTTGCTCTCTTCCACAGGTCAACTGTGGTTACGCCTAATGAGTTGCGCAGGAGCTTCTCCAGCTGGGAGATGAGTTTTATTAGTTGGGTCCATTCGTCCGGGACCCTCAGGGATGTGCACGAATTTCACCGTATCGGTAAGTCGTGTAGGCCCATTTCGGCGTGTCATGCGTTTAGGATTCGGAGCCCTTTTGAGGGTCAAGGAGACTTCGAGTCTCCCTCCGGGGACGCAAGAATCCCGATACGCTTTCCTACAGCCCCAAAAGGCTTGTGGCGAACGGCTTGGCACCCTCTCCTTCTGTGGAGAGGAACAGCTGCGCCCGCACTAACCCCCGTCATTGACAATGACTTGAACCTCTTGAGTTTCAGAGGAGGGATTGGGAGCGGCCGTGCCTCGACTTAGTAGTCTACGGGGACGGAAAGTGTATGGAGCAAGTGGCATGGTGGAATGAGTGTGCTACCGCAGTTATAATAGCGGATCAGTATGTGCATTGCCCCTGAGGGCGAAGGAGTGTGGAGTGTGGCGGGCTTCGGTCCGCGGCAGCAAAATCAATTCGCTGTAGCTAATACCGCTCATCGTCGATGAGAAACCAGCCAAAAGCTCAGAACTCTGCATCAGTCCTGCTGTAGA